CGGCGAGCGGGCCGGTGTCAGCCTCTGTGAGTACCACGCGACCGACATCGCTCCAGGCGTGGCAGACCACAGGCCAGCCGACAACGATCGCGCCGTGGGCGGCGTGGCGGCCATAGGTAAACATGGCGATGTCGCCGGGCTCGATCGGGCTACCTTCAGGCAGTGGGTCGGCGTACTGGCGCAGGATGGCCAGGAAGCGGGCTTCGTCTCGGTGCATGTGCCAGTCGGGTGGGTAGTGGTCAAGCGTCACGTCAGGAACCAGGCCGACGGCGGTAAAGACGCCGATCAACAGGTTGGCGCAGTCAACGCCGACGCCCTTGAGGCGCGCGGCATGGTGAAACGGCGTGCCGATCCACTCCATAGCCTCAACAACGACGTCGGTGCGCGAGGCGGTCATACAGCGGTCTCCGGTGTCGGGATGTATGGTGCGCCCCGAAAGTTGACGACATTACTGAACTTGGTTGTGCAAGTGGCCTGCAGCTTGTCGCAGCCCGGGTAGGCAGAAAAGCTGGCACCGACAGTAGGTGCAGACGGCAGCGGCGAGAACAGCAGCAGCGAGCCGGTGGTATGCAGTTTGATGGTGCGTCGCACGCCATCAAGCGCGCCACCGGTGAACCGGATATAGCCCCGGTCAAAATACCCGGCAGCCTGGCCAAGTCCGCTCAAGATCAAAACATCGGTGCTGCCAGTGGCAATGGTTGAGGCGGCGGCAAGCGTCGCGCGTGCTAGGCCGCAGCCGCTGTCATACAGAGTGTGGATGCAGCCCGGCTGGAACAGGTTGCGCGGCAGCTGCACAGCAAGCGACTCCGTGCTGGAGTTGATACGGGCCTGTAGCTCGGTGCGGCCCAGCTGCAGATCGGCAAATCGGCCAACAAACAGCGAGACAATACCCAGCGCCACCGGTGCCGGCGACAGAAAGGCTCGCTCAAGCGCCAGCGTTGCACCATCAAAGGCGCCACCGCGCGCGGCTGCCAGCAGCGAAATGCCGTTGATCAGGTCGGATGCCTGCGGGTAGATCGACACATCAAGCGTGTCAACCTCAACGCCGATGATGGTGCGGGTCTTGCCGCGCTTGAGCACCGGGCCCGAGGCACTGTGCGTGTAACCGGTAACGGGGTGCGTGATGTCAACGTCGTAGTCGGTCCAGCGCAGGATGGTGCCAGACGCCATGGTGACCGTGTACAGATCGGCCATCGTGAACGGGCCACCGCCTTGCAGGTGGGTGAGTAATGTCGGGCTGAGGGTTTTCATAATCAAACCCGATTGCCTACCGCACCCATCATCTGAACCTTTTGTGCGGACCACAGGTTCGACATGAACCGCGAAAATTCAGCCTGATCCTGCAGGAAGCGGCAGCGGTAGTAGTAGGTGCCCGTCCAGGTCAACGCAACACCATTGGCGGGCGCCGATACGAAAGTCACCAGACCGGTGCTGCCGATGCTGTAGACGCCGCTCGACATTGCTGTGCCGTCCGCCTTGATATTGGTGACGGCCAGCGGATTCATGACGGGCTCCGCGAAACCAAAACCGCCGGCGCCGCGTGTGCGCGTGAGTTGAAACACTCGGGTTGCGCCGTCACCCGTAGCAAACGCCATGTTGGTGCAGGCGTTATCTGCAGGCAATGAAATCAGAAACGAATCCCACATTCCTTTGCGCGCCAGGAAGAAACCCGTCAGGGTGTCGAGCTCGGGATAGATGGCGCTGGTGCGTAGGAACTCATAGCCCAGCGTGATGTCCCACAACGGGTATTGCATGAAGGCGGCGCGCGTCTCGCGGCCCGACACTGCCTGCTGCGCTTTGGTCGAAAACTTTGGCGCAACCACAGGCGACGTGGCTGTAAGGCCAGGCAAGGCGATGGGGTAAATGGCGTTGCTCATGCTTTGGTCGGTGAAAAGTTGCGGCCAAGCCGGCGCAGGGCCGGTGCCAGGACGTGACTGTTTTGGCTCAGGAAGTTCTGAAAGTCCTGTGTGCTCTGGGTGTGAACATGCATGTGCACGTCGCCACCACTTGCCGCTGCGACGCCCTGCCCCTGGTCGGCCAGGCTGCGGATGACGTCGGCGTGCTTGGCGGGCAGGATCATTTCGCGTGCGTGCGTCTGCACGATCGGGTTGACGTTGCCTGGTATGTCGAAGCCGCCCTCGGCCGATGCCAGGCTGCCAAAGGCCATTACGCCGGCGTAGGCCACGGCAGCGGCTGCGGGTGCCAGGAAGGGGCCGATGTAGGGAATTCCCACAACCGAGTTGTACGCTGCGCCGGCTGCCGCCATAGCGTTGTTGTTCAGCTGGACCATCGAAGTTTCCTTGGACGCCAGGCGCATCTTGATCTGGCCCATGATCCAATCCGTCGCCATCTTCGACACCGTTTGCGCCAGGCTCTGGCCGATGCCGGCGAACAGGCTGCGAAAACCCTGCCCGATGGTCTGCGTGCCATTGAGGATATTCTGGATCGAGCCCTGCATGCTGCTTTGCATGCCTTGGAAGAATTGCGTCTGGTACTTGGCAGAATCTACCGCCTGCGCACCGCGGATCTGGCCCAGGCGCAGCTGGTGCGCGCGTTCGAGGGCTTCCAGCTCCGTATTGATCTTTTCAATTTCGACTGGGTTCTTGTCTTTGTCCAGTAGTGCAATCTGAAGGCGCTCCTGGATGGCTTCCCGCGCGATCGCATTGCGGCGCTGTTCAAACTGTGCCTGTGACGCAAGCACCTGTTCTTGTGTGATTAAGCCAAGCTGCGCTGCGCTCTGAATGGTCTGCTCTTCAAGGGCAACCGTTTGCAGGCGCGCATCACGCTCAGCCTGCACGCGGCTGGAACGAATAGCGCGCTCCTGCTCGGCAGCCTGGCGCTGGATCTCGACGATGCGCTTGGCGGACTCTTCGTACTGCTTAGTGCCCTGCTGATATTTGGCCTGGATCTCCAGTTCGATGCGCAGGCGCTCGGTGGTGTTGTTCTTGTAGGCTGCAGCCTCGGCCTGCAGGGATGCCACCTTAACTTCAAAGCCTTGCTTGATACCGGCCATTTCCAGTTCGGCGGTCTTGCGGCTCAGGGCGGTGCGTTCTGCGGAGCTGAGTCCTTGCCTGCTCTTGATGTCCGTCCAGTATTTCAGCTCGGCGGCCTTGCTCATTTCACGATACTGCCCTTCGAGCATTCCTTTGCGCTCCAGGGCGGCCTTCTCGACAGAAAGCGCCGCTTCCCACTCCGCCATTTGTGAAGTGTCCTTGGTCTTGCCAAGATCTCCCATGGTCTTGGTGCCCTTGCTGGGGTTGGCCAATTCAGTGCCTTTGCCATAGAGCCGGTCATAGTTCTTCTGAAGGGCTTTATCAACATCGTTGCCAGACTCCACAAAGTTGGCAAAAGCACCGGTAAAGGCTTGCCCCACGCGTTTGCCCACATTCTTGGCGGATTCAAATGCGCCGCTGAAGTCGCCTTTGAACAACTTGCTGAACACATCGCCAAGCAGGCCAGCGCCATCCACAATGAGGCTGATGGCTTCAAAAATGACGCCGGAAACTGTCTTAACCGCAGCCTTGAGAAATTCAAAAGCGCCCAGCAGACCCAGCATGGCGCCTTTGAACACCGCCACCACATAAGGGCCAGAAGACGCGAAGTATTCGCTCAACTCGGTGAAGACCGGCATGACAGCCTCGCCGATGGTCTTCTTGATGGCCATGAAGACGTCGCCAACATCGTTGATTGCGAGTTTGTACTTCTTGCTGGCCTCGACGCCCTCTTGGGTAATGGTGAGGCCTAGTTCCTGATTTTTTTGTTTTGCATCTTCGAGAACTTTATTGTTGAGCTTCTGCAGCGTCATAACATCTGCGACGCCTTTCCCGAACAGTGTTTGCGCTGCGATGTTTTGGTCAAGGCCTGCTTTGTAGCCGCCAACAGTGCCCAGCGCCTCTGTAAACAAAGTATTACTGTCGCGCAGGTTGCCATTGGCGTCGCGGGTTTTGAGGCCCATCTGTTGCAGGCCTTCCTCATTGTTTTTCAGCTGCTTGGCGAATTTCTGGAAGGCGCCGACATAAGTGTCGGTATCTGAACCGATGTCGCCCAGCGCGGTGTTGAGTGTGCTGGCCTGCGTGCCGGTGATGCCCAGCGACTTGGCTAGCCCCAGGCATTCGCCATTGAATTTGTTGGCAACGCCGATGGCATCTTTGAAGAATGCGCCCCCGGCAAAAATCGCGCTAATGACCAACAGCGGTTTCTGAATAGCGCTGAAGGCATCGCCAATTTTGTTAAACGATGACTTCATGGCGTCAGCGCCAGACGCAGCGCCGGTCACAGCCTTTTGCCAACCCGCCAAAAAGTTGGTCGGGTCAGCGCTGATGTCTTGCTTGAAGTCTTTATCGTCGTTTGCCATTTTCAATTCCTCACGGGGTCACGGTTCCAAAAAACGTACGCTCCAACGCTGCCAATGCTTCCATCGGTGTTCCGGCGGTGCGCAAGTCATCGCTCGCCGGTATTGCACCCATGCCGGCCATCCACGGCGTCTGACTCGGCATGACCGGTCCTTCGTTGGGTGCGTCGGATCGGGTGCTTCGCACAACTTCGGACGGAGCCTCAAAGCCCAGGTACGCCGCCACCAACAAATGCATTGGTGGGTGCCTTTGCCAGTACCGGTTGAGTGCCTTGAGGCGAGGTATGGTGAGCCGGCCGGCTTCGTCCCACGTCCATCCTGTATTGGCGATGACGTAGGCACGAAGGTCGTCCCATTCGACTACATCATCCCCGCCCGAGCTTCCCCCGGGATGGGCTCCAGTGCACTGACGCCGCGCACCGCATCCATGACCAGTTGCACGGTGCCGATCGTTATCAACTTTCGACATTGGGCAACGGTCATGTCCGGGTGCTTGAACTTGAGGCTCTCGCAGGCAATTTCAGCGACTGCCAAGACACCTTCTTTGGGCATCGTGACGGTTGAGGCGCCGAGGCCTGACACCGCAATGAACTGTTCTTCCAACGCCTCAATCTGGTCCAGATCGAGGGCGCGAAAAGTCCAGTCCTTTTCGGACAATGCGATAGTGACAAACTCTTTCATGTCTGGCACCAGTAGCCTGCAGACCCGGTTCCATCATCGAGCGCCATGAAGCCAAAATCAGCGATGGCAAAGTCTTCGTTTTTGAACGGCATGCTGAGCTTGTCGCTTTGGCAGTTTGTAAGCTTGATGCCGAGCTTGCTGCCTTTGCTGTCGTTGTAAAGGATGGCTGAGAAGCTCGGACTATTGCCCATGAGCTGATTGGTCATGGGAACGATGATGCCGCCCGTTGTCGCGGTGTATTCGCTGCTGATCAGCACGGCCTTGCCGATATCTGTAGCCGCAAAGGTGTAGGCGCCTGCGCTGACCGAATACTGGCCAGTGGTGGGCGCTGTTGCGACGTGGGTAAAGTTGTTGCCCGATGTATCCATTACGCCCAGGTCGGACACCCAGGTGCCGCTGCCTGGAAGGATTGGTGTCAGCAAGAACGGCGTTGCGGGAATGGTTCCAGCCCAGTCGAGCAGCGGAAGTTTGACGCCGACAGTGGGTGTGATGCCAAAGTGCAGTGCGGCCAGGGCAGCCGCATTGATGTCGGCCGTCTTGGCTGTAAAGGCGAGTTTGGCTTTGCCTCGGCCCTGATCGACGGGCAGTTGGTTGGCGCCGTACAGGGGTTTGGATTCAAAGCTGAAGTCGGTCGAGACATCCTGCAGGATGCCCAGCCGATACGACTGAGGCACGGCCAGTGCAAGCCCAGAGGCGTCGGTGCGACTGGTGGCGATTAGCACGCCTACGCCGAATTTTTGTTTGGTCATGGGAGTTCCTTAAAGTTGCGAGAGGTTTTGGGCTGCGTCGAACGCCGGCGCCGGATCGGGATCTGGCACAGGGTCAACACTGTTCGGGTGAGCGAGCACGACATCGGATTCGAGGTCGATTTCGTCGCCGGCGCCTTTAACAGTGCCGTCGGGAAGTCGGAAGCTCGCGCCCGGGCGGATGATGTATTTCTTGGCCACGAGTGATCCTTTACAGGGTGTTACTGAGAACGTTGAAGGTGAAGCGGTAGCGACAAAGCTTGTCGAGCGAAGTGGCGTCGGCCTCGGCTTCGTTGAAACTGGCGCCCTCGATGCGGATGCTGTCTGCCAGGCCGTGCAGCTGGCTGTCCGCCGCCATGGCCGCATGCACAGCCAGGTGGATGACTTCGGCGCTGGGTGTGGGCGGATCGGCCCGCACGTAGATCCGCAGCTCGATCGCCTGCGTGTGTTTATCAACCTCGGCGCTGAACGACTCGACGGTCAGCTCACGCGGCGTGACGTTGACGCATGGCGCTTCGTTGCGGCTCTCGGCTTCGGCGCGCTCACGGAATCGTAGGACCATCTCGTTGGGATCAAAGGGTTCGCTCACGGCTGCATATTAGAGGGGCTCGGCACGGGTCTCAAGTTGGTAACATGGCTACTCGGCTCAGTACTACTGAGTCGCGGTCGCCGCCAGCTATGGCCCGCGACC